CCATCAGTAACAACTTCTTGAGTTTTATCGATGACACTGTTAACCATTGAGCATGAAAGTAAGAATACTCCAGCGAGGCACCCTAGTACAAACATAAAAATACCTTTCCAGTTTGCAAAAATGAGTGCATTAATATTATCTAAAATAGCTTTCCACATAGCTTTATTATATAGGTTAAAAAAAATTAAATATTAGGAATATTAGGAAAATCTGTGGTAGTAATATACCCTTCTATAAATAACCTCATGCGTTCATTAGCGTTAGCATCGCCTGAAGTGTACGCAGACCATGTTCCGTCAGAAGGTAAAGGAAGACTAATTCTACTTACATCTCGCGAATCTCTACCACTTTGACTAGCTCCACTCGCTCTTACTAGAACTGTATCTCCATAAGCTCCTCTAACATAACCGACAGGATTTGTATTATCAATATCACCATCTATCTCACCTCTTAAAATTACAGCGTAAGCTCCAGGAGGTATGCCGTAATCAGAAGACTTGAAAGTAAATCTATTGTTTACAGTGCCTAAATTAATAGGGTCAATTAACACCGTGTTAGTAGCTTGTAAGCTTGCTAATACATCTCTCATTTGTTGTACTTCTTGACGAAGTAAATCTACTCTCGCATCCGCAATACCTGTGGCGTGTGATGTTGTAGTAAAAGGGTTTTGGATACTAGGTTCAACTGAACCAGCAACAGCTTGTCTTTCTGCAAGTGCTAGCTCAGCAGTTCTGAAGAATGGTCTTATATCATTTAAATATCCTTCAGGGATTGGGTTTCCTTCTACATGGCTTTGAGGAACAAACACGTAAGCTAGCGGAAGAAAAAAGTTTGCGTTCTTATTAGAGTAAGCATATTCTTGTAAAGTTTGTGCTATCTCACCGTTCTCTGCTAACGTCCTTGCGAAGTTAACGTTTACAACATCATCAGGCATAGGAATTGTTCCTATCTCTGGGTTAGGTACGACGTCCCCATCAACATTTCTTCCAAAATCATTAAGGTTTTCTTGAGGGGTTCCTACGGTAATATATTTTTCTCCAACAACAACTTGACGTTGACCATCCACTACAGTAGTAATGCCTGCACCTTTTACCACAGCTAACTTTGCGTAACCGTCGCCAGGATTAACTCCATTAGCTTCAGGGTTTCCTGGTAAATACGGGTCATCCATAGCTCCTTGAGAAGTAGTGATACCTATCAAATCTAAACGACCTAAAGGTGCTGTTCTATTTCCATCGAATTGAAAGTCATCAAAGCTAAAAGAATCAATAGAAACATTACCACCTTTAAAATTAAATACAGAATTTCTTCCTACGTACCTTCCCGCAGTGGAAGTGGAAGTGGTTGGGTTACTTACTGAGTAAGTTCCTGTGGGATTATCACCATCTCCAAAATTTGTAGGAGGGGTTCCGGTTTCGTAAATACCATCGTTTACTCTATTAGTACCTTCGGCGCCAACTAAACTTCCTCCTGAAGTTCTTTGGGCACGACCTATAAAGTTACCGGGGCGTACTGACACAGTGCCCGGCAATGCCGAATCAATAAAAGGTTGAAGTTCCGTGAATCCAGCACGACCTACTGTATTACCTCTCTCAGCAGAATTAATATCATCTATTTGGTTTTGTAATCTAACGTCATTCGCTAGTAAGTCTTCCAAAGGAAGGTTGTCCACCTGATAATAGTAAGGGTCAGCTGGTAAGTAAAACCTAATGTCTTCGTTAATTCTTTGTGCCATTATACTAATCTCTCCAAGTCAAATATATTGAGGGACCTGACTCCGACCCCGAAGGAACCTGCTTCCAAGCCTGTGGCATCGGCATCTCGACCTTCTCCTCCTCCTTGTCCTCCCATATGGGACCTATAAATAGATAGTCCGTTGACCTTATCCTCAGCCATATGTTTAGCGTTTTGGAACATGCCCGCAGCCGACTCATCTAACCAGTTTCTCATGAACCCATAATAATCCATGCCGATAGGTGCTATCGGAGCAGCCGGTTCAGCGTTAGTATAGAAATATCCTCCTGAAGGTTGTCCGAGAAGACCTGACGTCGCATTGTACGCGCTAAATCCTGTGATTCTAGGTTGGATAGTACCTACACCTGCTGATGGGTCCATCGAAGGCATTCCCCAACCAAACACTCTTAAACAGCTGGACAGTTGATAAATTCCTTGAGGGAAATCAGAGTCGGTGCCGGTTAAACGCCTTACGTTGTCAGCCGCTCCTAAAACCCTAACGTTCTGAGTCCAGTGTTGGTAACCCTGTCCGTTTATTTGGTCTACGGGAGAGCCTCCATAGTTAGCAGTATCTTGCCAACCATTAGCACCTGTAGAAGTTCCACTCAATGTACTTACATCATAAAATGATTTTAAATCTCCTCGGGTGGACATCATTAAACGGAAAACTCCGGTGTTTGCGAAAACTGCGCCACAACCACCATAAGTAGTTCGGCGTCCGGCTAGTCCGTAGTAATCAAGACCTACACCGTTTCTCCATTTACCCATTGGACCGTGACAGTTAGAGCCTCCACCAGGAGCACCCGCACTCAACGACCAAGTCATTGGGTCCATACCGTTAGCTAGAATATTTGCAGCGTGGATACGAGAAGTATCAGCAATATTCCAAATTTGTATTTGTGTTCCCATACATTTGTAACCTGGCATTAAATATCCTTCAGGAGCGTTGATTGCGGTTCCATCTTTGGCTCGCATGTAGGCGCGATAACGTTGACAGCGAATTGCTACACGTTCGTCTCCTAGTACTGTCATCGACCCTATTTGGTCATTACTATCAGAACCAAATGTTGAATTGAACTGGTTACCTTGTCCCGCTACAGTAAACATTTCACGTTGATTAGTAGCATTGCCATCTGAATCTGTGTAACTTCCTCCAGTTCCTCCGACAATAAGAACAGTCTCGAAATCAGAGTTGCCTGCGCTTCCAGTTCCACCTTTACTTCCCTGACCGGTGTCATCACCGATACCAATCGCTCCACCAGCTTCTCTCGCAGCTGGTCCTTCTTCTATCAGATAACTATTATCAGTTGTTGGTGGACCAACATCATCCACCGCGTCGAGTGCCATCTCACAACCTTTTCCAGAAAGATTGTAATAAGCTCCTGATACCGATGAAGGTGAACCTTGGAACTTAAAGTTTACAAGGTTAACATCTACAGTACTGTCTTGAACTGCACGAACACACATACCTCCGGTCATACCAGTTCGGTGGTAATCATCAGTAGAGTTACTGTCTGGAGTTCTAACATACGAGTTAGTAGTATTAAAACTTTGGTTTGCGGCAGCGGTAACTTCTAAAGATAAGCGAGAACCAAAGTGAGTTGCTACACCACTAGTAAACGCATTAGGATACATCTTAACATATCCAGCTGAAGTAGCACGGTCAAATTGATTGTTTTGGTCTCCCAGATAAGTGTCTGCGTATCCGGTCGTTAACACGTCTACCGAATCGATAAACCCTTGACCTGTGGCTGTCCCAGTGCCTCTTACAGCCTGACCTCCTAACGCATACATTTGAACTGAAGAGTTTTTATTTGCTACCAAACACGCACGAGAAGCATGAACTTCAAAGCGGGTGTGGTTTTTCTGTTCTCCTCCAGTTTGATAAGGCATCAAATTGTATCCCGAAATATCAAGGATATTGTCCGTTCCTACCAAGGTTGGTGGTTTAATTTTTAAATTAGAGTTTGCTTCAGCTAAGAAAGGAACTCCAAAGCGAGCAGCCTTGGTAGGTCCTGTTAATTCTACATTAGAATTGTTCGTAGCTACAACACCTGCGGATAACCAACTTCGGAATTGTCTTTCCTCATTATTAACAGGATAGTAATTAAGAGTAGTACATGTTGAAGACGTACCACGGAATATTAAATTAGACCCGTTGGATGCAATTGCCACTTTACCTTTTCCAGTATCTTGAGAATCTACTGCATAACTAACACCTACTAACTCAGCATCGGAGTTATTGGTTATTACAATACCTGGCTTGTTATTTGCTCGGTACGGAGTAGCTCCATAATGAGTGGCTGGAAGATATTGATTATTGGTCGCAATGCTGTAAGCAGTGTCTGAGTTTGTGTGAACCCAATCACAGCCCCCAAATTTACCTAAGTATTTAGGAATGTTATTTATTTTAGGTGGGCTTGCGGCTGACGACTTATCAATCAAGATGTTTTGGTTGTTAGAGTCGACGTGGAACTGAGCTCTGTTACGTACTCTTCGTCCTTTACTATTAGTTGTTTCTGAAGGAACGGTTCCGTAGTTATTAGTTTGTAGTACTTCTTTTACAATCCTACCGCCTGCTGGTACTAATGAGTAACCGTCAGGTCTAACTCCAAAGTTTTCAGAGCTTACACCGTAGGTTAATTGTGAGCCTTTTAAATGCATTCCCCATCCACTGTTGTTGTTCAAAGTAAATTGTGGGATTTGCATTTGTGACCGGCTTAAATGCAGACCATCGCCTACATTCAAGAATGAATTTAGACGACCTCCAAAATCAATATCAGAGCCTTCTGCATAGAGACCGTGTTCATTACAGTCAGAGATGTTAATTGTGGTAGTGTAAGTATCACCTCCACCGCCAGACAAGCCAGCATAATTAACACTCACGCCACCAGCTACTTCGGTTCTTGAAGGCTGTTGTAAAAATTGTGACCCAGCGTTAGGTAAACCAGAGGTGGTTGAACCTGTATAGTTAATACCACCACGTAGTGTAGTATTTCTTAAATCTAAACCTCGTTTTGATTTGCCAAAATACGTAAGGTATTTTCTTGAGTCGGTGTATTGAGTAGAATCAAATTCCAAATCACTGTTTAAGGAGTAAAACCCTACACCGTCTTGGGAACGATTAGCCGGAGCACGTCCAGTTTTTGTATAATTCCTATAACCTACACAGTGTCCAGTTATTTTTACACGAGAGTTAGTAGCTCTAAATCCTCCTGTGGTATTACGGATAGATGCTACGTTGTCTAAAATTACTTCAGAGTTTTCTATGTCCAATCCATAATCACCTCTGTGTCGTTGACATACGTCAGCACCGGCTCCACGATAATCAGCACCGTTAACATTTCCGGCATCGATAAGAAGGTTACGTAGGATAACGGTTCCCTGACAATCTTTTAAAGAGATAGAACTAAAATAAGCTCCATACCCAAAGAACGTGCTTTGTCCTTCAGTATATTGTTCGGCTCGTTTTTGTATCATATAGTCTGCGGTCGATGAACCGTACCAGGGGGTTGCGTCACCCCATGCACTTGCAGCGGTTCCACCTGTGATAGCTGTGTCCGCTCCTGCTCCC